CTGCAAGGTCATCAACAGCATGATGAACATAATTTAGTGACGAAAATTCTTTTAAATCTTCAAACTTAACACCATTTTCTGTTGCAAGAGTTCCGTATTCATCAAATATGTTGTAAAACTCATCTAAAAAATTAATTTGGTCGTCATTAAGATTAAAGTACCCTGTGTCGTATAATCTTATAGGGCTAGCTGTTTCGTGCGAATAACCAACAACAAACCCTGCTCTATCTAAAAAGTCTTGAATAGGCATTTCTCTTTCTAGTTGGGTTCCGTCTAAACCTTCTTTATATATTTTTTTAAATTCTGCTTCCATGGAAGACTTGAAATTGGTACTTTTCCCACTAATCTCGTCAGCAGTTTTTCCAAACTGTGCTCTTAAATCTCTAATAACAGAAGAACCTCTAAAAGCCTGATTTTTTGTTAGCATTTTTGGCAGGTTACCATTTCCAAACATACTGTTTATAGTTTCAGCATTTCGTGCTCCTAATTTTGGAGCCATTATGTCTATATTTTTGTTCTGCTTACCAAACTGACGCATAATTTCTCTTGTTATTCCATCCCACGTTTGTTCTGCAAACATTTGAGTTATATCGTCAATATTTTCTGGGTTAGTATTAATTCGTAATTGGTTTTTCTTTAAACCATCATCAAGGTTTCTAAGTGCAACAAGAGCTTCTTCTGAAGTTTCAAAAGTTGTTTTCACAGCAAGTTCTTTTTGAAGTGCGTCTAGGTTTCTTTTAACTTCTTCAAAAGTTTTTTCATTACCTGCCCTATCAGCACCTCTAGTTGTTCCATTACGTACACTTGTTGATTTTGTAGGAATTAGCTTGTCTGCGTCTATTTGCTTATCTGTCATTCCTGCATATCTATTTTTAGTAGCAATGAAATATTCTTCTATAGTGTCGTCATAAAGTTTAGATGCGTCTTTTAAAGCCATAAGGTTCTCATCCCGGATTTCTGCTGTTCTAAATGCAGGGTCTTCGTCAGCTCCAACTTTCTTAGTAAATTTTTTAATTCTTTCTTGTAATTCTGTATATTTTGTAACAAATTTTTCTCTTATAGGTTTAGTTCCTGCGTTACTTATTATTGCTGTGTCCCCTAATTTTGCTTTAAACATTGCAAAATCACTTACGTAATCTCCTGTAACCTTGTCTTGCAACGTAACACTTTTTTGCCCAGCCATGTTTTGCCTTCTAGCTGTTTGCTTACTGCCTCTGTTAAAAAAATCTTTAAGTCTTGATGCGTGCTTTCCTGAAAAGTCTTGAAGCTCTGTTCCTATTAAATCTTCTGGAACTGCACTTTTTTTTCTTCCAACTTTGCTTGTTGCTCTGTAAGATTCTCCAATTCGTGCTGCAACAGTTTCGTTTGTAAGCCCACTTACAATGTCATCAAACTCTAACGTTCCTAATTTAAAACCTTGTGGAGTTGTTAATGTAACAATGTTGTTTGCCCCCAGATTTACTAATATCTTTTCTTCTGGATTAGTTATACCTCCGATTTCTTTAACGTTTTCAAACAGTGAAAACATAGGGTTGTCTGAATCTTTAATTCCTGTTTTTGTGTCATATATTTGTGCAGGAATTGACTCTCTACTAATTTTTACAGAAACGAAATCGTTAGAAGCATTGAATGTTAAATCTTCTGCTCCTTTTATTGAACCCTTTAAAGTTGCAGATATATCTTTTGTTTCTGCTCCAAAAAGTTTTTTCATATCATACTTAGCTATTTCAGTTGCACGTATAAACGCATCTTTATCTGCAGCTACTTTCATTTGGTTGTGGTAAAAAAAAGTTCTTCCTTCTGTAGTTTGCAGTTGTGCTACTTGAGGTCTAAACTTTTTTACAACATTGTTAAGACCGTTTGCAAAAGTACCAATTCCTAACCTGTTTACAGATTTAGCTGAAGTTTGGTCTATATAAGCTAATATTCCATCAAAATATCCGATTTGAGTTGGTGGTTCTAATACTTCGTCATACCCCATAAGCAACTTTGCTTTAGTTTTAGGAAAAACTACCATTTGTGCATCTGCTGCTGAACCAAACGCTTTTCCGTTTTGTAGATGTTTACCTGCACCAACATATCTTTCCAGTAAAGATTCATTAGTGTCTTCTAAAAACTTATCTATAAATGAAACCCCATCTTCGCCTTTTTTACTTAATGCTCTCTGTGCTTCTTCAGCTTGAGTTTGAAATTTAGCTCTACCTAATTTTGAAATTTTGTTTAAAGATTTTAACCTAGGAGTTACAGGTATTCTTCCTATTGTGTTTCCTATCATAAACTTAGACGCTTTAAGAGCAGGCTTAAATATTAATCCTACAGGCAATACAGTTGTTGCTAAACCTACAGGGTCAACTATTAACTCAGTTGCTCCTTTAACTCCAACATTAAATCCAAACCCTTCTCCTTTTTCTTTTCCAATTCTAGTAGTTGCGTATTCTGCTTGTCTCCAAGCTTCTCCAGCAGAAAGACCTCTGTTTCTTGCATTTTGTAATTGAGTGCTAAATGGAGTTGATACTAAACCTGCAGTAGTTTCTGTAAGTTCTTGCCATTTTTCTAAAGTTGGGGCTACTGCGTTTTGTAGAACCCACCCAAAAGGACCACTAGATTTTTTCTCTGTTGGCACTTTTGTTGCAAAAGATTCAGCTTGAGAGTCAGTTCCAAGATATAATTCTCCACCTCTTTTAAACTCATCTAAGTTGGGGGTTATTGATGCTAAACCACTAAACGGACCTCTTGCTGTTTGTGCCCTGTCTTTTGATTCTAACCTTTTTTGTTTTACAGTTTCAGGGTTAACATCTACTTGTGTAGTAGAGTAAGCAGACTGATTGTTCTGCATATTGGCAAGTTCTGCTTGTGCTAAAAGCCTGTTTTGAAGAGTCTTTTCTTCATTATCATCCCAAGGCAATTTAGCTGATTTTTTATATCTGTCCCACGGCGAAGTCACTAATTACCTCACGATACCATAGCTGTTATTTGACTAAATGGTCCTGTATCTTGAAATGCTTGAGGTGTAACATCTTGTGCCATTCTGATAAATGTTTGTGGGTCTATTCCTAATGCAGATAGTGCACCTTGTAAATACTGTATTCTGTTAGGGGTCATGTCTGCTAGTTGTGACATCGTAGGCACTGCTTCAAACGGTAACTCACCGGATATTGCAGTAACAAAAGCTCCTAAAGCACTTGGATTAGAAAGCAATGCAATAAACGCATTCATTTCATCTGACCTGCTTTCAGCATTCATTTCTGATATTCTTTGTTCTGCACTTAAACCACCCCTAGCCACTAAAGCTGCAAGACTTTCTGATTCTTCTACAGTCAGTCCACCCCTAGCTATGTCTTTTTGAAGTTCAGAGTATTCTGCAGGTTGTAAATTGTTTAAATATTGAACTTTTATAGCTTCTGCTTCTGCCTGTCTGTTTAATGCAGCTTGTTCAGTTTCAAAAGCTCGTTGAGCTGTTGCTTGTCCAGATTGAAATGTCTGTTCTCCTGTAGCAAGTTCACGTTCAAGACCTTGCTGTCCACTAGCAAGTTCACGTTGAAGACCTTGTTCTCCTGTAGCCAAGCTAGTTTGCTGGTTTCTTGCCAATTCTGCTTGTTGTCCTTCAAATGTTCTTTGTGTTGCAGCCTGCTGTGTTTCAAAAGCTATTTGAGCATCTACAGCATCTTTAGTCCCCTGTATTTCCATTGTTTTAACACTAATAACTGCCTGATTGTTAAGTGCTGCTATTTGCTCTTCAGTTGTGCCTGTTAAGGTAGCAAGTTCCTTTTGATATTCTTTTTGTATTAATGATATTTCTTTTTCATTAGCAAATTGGTTACTTATTTGCATTAAAGATAAAGCATACGCATCATCACCTTGCAAGGTTGCAATAGCTTGTGCAGTTGTATTATTAGCAGTTGCCACATTTTGTGCTGCAGTTGCTTGAGCTGTTGCTACTTCTAGGGCAGATGACTTGTTTGTAGCTGCAATAAGCTGTGCACTGCTAGTGTTTAAATTAGCAATGTAATTTGCTGATAATATGTTATCTCTTGCTGCCTGCAACCTAGCATTTTCTTGATATTGTGCTATTTGAACATTTGTAGAATTTGTAAGCTGCCCTAAGTTAAATTGATATTGCCCTTGTATTCTTGCTACATCTTCTTTGCTTCTTCCTGTTATAGTAGCAGCTTCTGAAGCACTATATCTGTTTATGGTAGCAACTTCTGAAGCACTCATTTTATTAGTGTTAGCCACTGCTATTTGAGCTTGAGTTTGCATTCCTGCAATAGCTTGTTGGCTTATGTTTGTTGCACTAGATATAGCTGTTTGAGCTGCTCTATCTAAAGCACCTTCACTGGCTGCATGATTTTGTGCAGAAGTTAATCTTACGCCTTCCATTGCTATTGCATATTTGTTTGTTGCGTTTTGCATATCAGCAATATCGGCTTGTCCAGATATTTGTGCATTAACAACATTTAATGCTGAACTTGCCTGAGTATTAGCAACTACAGACGCACCAGCTTGTTGTATAGCTGCAACTTTCTGTTGGTCGCTTTGCTGTTGTTGGTCAAGTGCTCTGTTGAATTGGTTTACAAAATCCTGAGCTTGTCCTTGACCTTCTGTGCCGAATGGCATATTTGCTAATTCAAGAACTTCTCTAGGAAGTCTTGCGTCTGCACTGCCTCCTCTTGCATTTGCAAGAGACTCGTAAATAGCATCATAAGGTAATCCGGGAGCACTTCCTGCTGCTTGAGGTGTTGGCTGCATAGTTGGGTCGCCCATGTAAGTTCTTTGGTCTGAAGGTTGTAAAGTTTCTGACTGCCCAATTACTTCAGATGGTGTCTCTGTTACGGCAGCAGCATCTGTAGAAGCACCTTGTCCTAATAATTCAGATAGTCTTTGGTTTTGATTTTTTGCTCTTTCAAGTCTGTTTTGTTCTTGAGATTGTCCTCCCGGAAAAATTGCAAATTCTGTTCCTGCAGTATCAAAAATTGGGTCTGCTAAAATATTTGATTGTATTATTAAATTTATTGCATTTTGCAATTCAACAGGGTCTTCAGAGCTAACTATGTCTCTGCTTAATCCTATAGATTCTAAAGCATTTAAAACTTGAATTTTATATTGAGGTCTTGAAGCACCAAAAAGTTTATAACCAAGAACGTCTATTAAAGGTTCTCTTAAAGTTTGTGCTAGGTTTAGTTGCTCTAACCTTTCTTGTGGTGTTTGAATTGGCACAGGAGTTGAATCAGTTGGGGCAGGAGTTCTTGGAGGATTTAGAGGTGAAAAAGATACACCAAAATTTCGTGGAGGGGTTTCTAAACCTCTGTCAGTAGTTTTAGCAGAAAAATCTACACCTGAATTTGCCATATTTTTAAATGCAAGCATTGCGTCACTAGGTGTGTTAAATGCTCCAGCTCCAGCAGGAACAGAAAAATCTTGGTTATTATCCATAGATGCTGTGTAGGCATAAGGGTTATTAGATGTTTGATTTTGTATCATCTGGTTAGTGTTATCCAAAGGAGCTCCACCTTCTCCCGAATCAAAAGGAGTAAATCCTTGAGTTGCTCTTTGAAGTTCAGTTATAGCTCTTTGGTCGGCATCTAAAGCTTCAAGCCTCTGTCTTTCTCTTCTTAGTCTGTCTCTTTCAGCAGACTGTTGTTGGGTTTCTCCAGTACGATAGTCAAACATTCCCATTAGAATCCTCCTTGGAAAGGCGTATTAAAATCTCTGTCAGGAGTCCGTGGATTCTGGTCGACAGGTTTTGGTTTTTGTATATCCATGTTTTTATAATTTGTATTAACTTGCTTAAAGGCTGTTTCCATTCTTTCAAAAAATTTAACAAACCCAGCTTCTATTGGGCTGAGCCCTTTAATTGATTTTCCATCGTTTCTGTAAGCCATTATGCTCCTATATTGCCCAGACCCGGAGGCACGTCTGCACCTACGCTTGGCTGTGGTCCTCTACGTGGACTTGCCATTTGTCTGCCTATTAAATTTTGTTCATCTACGCTTCCGGGTATAACTGGTCTTACTTGACCACCACCGGGAGCACCTGTTGCAGCTTGGTTTCCTTGTTGGAAGTTTCCTGCATTAGGTAGTTGCATTCCACCTTGCGTATTTAATATTTGTTCTGCAATAGCAGCAGTATCAACTCCACCTGCTCCTTGTTGTGCAGCCTCAACTGCCTGTTGAAGTATAGGTAAACTCTGTGCAGCAAGTGCTGAGAATGCCTGTTGAATGTCTGGCAAGTTAAAGAAGTCTTCTGCAATCCTGTTACCAACAACTTCAAGTGGGTTAGAAACTCCAGCTTTACGTAGGGCAGTAGTCCAGTCTACGAATCCTGCTCTCCATGTATCTCTCCATAATGTCAACTTTCGTTCTTGTTCTTCAGGACTTGTAGATGTTAGACGCACAGCACTAACATAATGACCACGAATATCGTTTGGTTTTATTCGTGCATCCATGCTTCCAGCTTCCGTCATCCCAAATACAGTAACTGTGTCACCAATTACGTTTTCTACAATTCTTAATATAATTTCATTGGCTTCTTGGAATCCCCGTTCAGTTGCATCAACAATAGCACCAAAGTTTAAACTAGCAATACCTGCCAATACAGCAGTGTGGTATCCACTTGCAGCTCCAGTTGGTCTTTCTCCTCTTGCAACTGCAGGAACTGTGTTTGCTTCTATTGCTCTTTCCAACGTACTCATAGCTTGAAGTATGCTTTGTGGAGCTTCAGCAGTTTGTTGTGGTTCTATCTCTACGTTTGGTGGCACATAGTTTCTTGCTCCGGGTTCTTGTGAGAACTCTTGCATTACTTCTTCTGTCATTCCACGTGGACCTTTAAAGTTTAGAGATGACCAAGCGTTCCTAGATACAATGTCTAAATATTGAGAAGCCAGTCTTGATTCAGCTTTTATCATGCCAAAATTACCTGCACCTATGCCTCTGTACATGTGTTCAGGTTTGTTGCCAATAGTTTTAATTCCTGTCTGAGGATGAAATAAAATCCAAGGAATTCTTCCGTATGCGTGCCTTCTAGGCTCCATTGCCCACCTGCCACCTGCTAAATAGCCAACATGAGTAGATGTCCATACTTCTGCAAACTCCATCTTTCCGTCTGATACTTCTCCGTCAAAATCTGGAAAGTGTGCACTTACCCATTCAGAATCAATCTCTGAATTACGTATTATCCATCTAGGATGTGTGCTTGCCGTATCCCAAACACACTCTTGAGGATTAATAACTTCCGTGATAATTGGAAACTTAAACTTTCTGTTTTCTGTAATTTCTTTGACTTGCTTTTCATATTCAGCCATGTCTCCACCGTCTTCTGGTGGTTCAGGCATTTCTCCCCATTGGTGTCCTGCAAACTCAAATTTAACTAAAGACAATCCATAAAGTCCTTGATGTTTAACAATTTCTCTTTTAACTGGAGTGCTTTGCTCCAGCATGTGATGTGCACCATTTAAAAATTTCTCAATCAATTCGGCTCTTGCTTGTGCTCTCGGACTAGGAGCAGGTACATCTATATCCATAAATCTTGGAGAAGCGTGGGCAACTAAGGTCTCAATGATAGAATGAAATGTCCCCAAATTAACCTTAGTTCCCCCCAATGGGACTGAGTAGTCAAACTCTCCCAAGTAAAATTCATCTGCTTCTGCACAGTTGTCATAAAATTTTTCAAACATTGCTGCAGCTCCACCTCGTGAAAGCTGTGTCTTTACCCATGCTTCACTTAGTTGTGGCTCGTGTAGTGGAGGAGCAGAAAGTAAATCTATTGTTTCTTCTGCTGCAGACTCCGATTCATTTTTATTTACTCTGTAACCGTTGACCATTTATTCCAGTGCATCAAGTAAGATGCTTTCCTGTTGTGTGCTTATGTCTGTCACTTTTCGTAATTCTTGTAGTTGTTTTGCTTTTCTTTGCCGTCTCCACCTCAACAACCTACCTCCCGTGTATGATACACCATTATCTGTCAAAGGTTCAACAGTACGTATACTTTGTATGGGTTCGTAGTCATCATCATACGTGTCTGCCGGGTCACAAGCCATAAGTGCAAGTACCTCGGAGTCCACCCAGTCATCATGCTGAGAGTTGGGATGCCTAAAGGTATAGCCGAGTCCTGCTTGTTGTACCTCTATTGCATCTAGCTCACTACGCAATTTAGCCCAATCAGGAGGGAATCTGACAGTTCCATTTTGTAGTGCTACAGCATAATTAAGGAATAATTGGTATTTAGTTTGAGGAGTAAACTTCTTTCCAATTACAGGGACTCCGAGATTTAAAAGCTCATCAAACAAAACATCACCACCCATACCTGATGAGTCCATCATTACAGTCTCGCAACCCCAAGCTGCAGTTTCAGCTATGATTGTTTCTTTTTGTAAAACCCAATCTGTTTTTAACATTTCCATGCTGTACACAGATTCACGTGTAATCCTATTTTTAATTATCAATACAGTCGGGTCAACCTGTTTTCCAAGGTCAAGTCCTGCTACATATTTGTGTCCGGGTATTGGTCTTGAAAGCTCTGTTCCAACTGCAGCTTCATCAACTTTACCAAAGAAACCACCACCTACATCTGGTTGCTTTGCCATTACCATTCTTTCCCAGATCCATTGTGTAGTGGTATTTTTTTGCTCTCGTATGTTATCTTTCTGCTGTTCCGTTAGATACATGTTGTCAAAACTTGTAGCACGTACTGCAAGGTTTTGTAGTGAGGGGTGATTCTCTGCATACATAAACTGTCTGGAGAACCAGTGTGATCTTGATATAGGGGGAATGCCTTCTGCAAAGACTCTTCCCATTCTGCCGGGTGATTCAGTTACCCACTCTACTTTGTCCCAAGCTACTTTCTTTACGTCTTGTGATTCTGCTATGTGTAAGAAATCTAACCCCACAGTCTGAAGTGACTCAGGATTATCAGCAGACCTTAACTCCCACAATACGCTCTTACGCACTGTGTCAGAAGCAAAGCCACCACTAGGTGTCCTGACTTCTAATTCAACGTAGAACTCATCTTCGTGCCATGCTCCACCACGACCACCGGCTCTTCCGTCATATCCCTTCCACATGTATTTAGGAATATAAGCTTTCATCTCGTTCCATACCTGACGCATCTGTGCTTTAGTTGGAGCCACAGTCCAGATGTGAATATCAGGAACTAACGTATCTGTAACGTCTTCTCCGTTTACAATAAATTTAGTCTTGCTTGCTTCTAGGATTGTGGATATAGCTTCCTGAATGGCTGCTCTACCTTTACCTGCTCTACGACCTGCCCATACCCATTTACGTTTAGCCTGATTCCTATGCAATGCTTCTTGCCAAGGTGAAGGTGTATACTTCGGAACCCCTTTATTTAGTGCTGGTCTCCTTGGAAACTTTACTTTCTTCTTCGTTGCCATCTATCTCCTCTGGGTTGATGTCACGCACAAATGGTTGTAAACCTTCTTCGACTTCCTTAACAACAGATTGAGCTCCAATATTTTCCTCAAACTTATCCCTCGAATGTTGTTGTTGTAACCTAACTCTTTCGGTATCATTCTCAATATTTGCAAACCATCCTGCAGCTTCGACAATCTTGTGATTAATCGGTGCTTGTCCTGCATTGGTTTCTAAGTGTATCACAGCAGAGACTGTACTTTCATTGGCATAGTGCTCAACTAGATTGGCATGCTTTAAAAATTCTCTGGTTGAAGCACAAGCAGGGTAGTGCCCATTTGCATTTACGTACTTAACAAGCTTTCCAAATGTAGGTCTCTTGTCAATCATGCCACTTAATGTATCCAACTGCATTCCTAATTCCTCGGCAATCGAATATAAATCACCATGAGTAGGTAATAAAACTAATACTCTTCTAAACCATCTAGGGTAGGATTCCCACAAGGGTAGGGCATCTAGCACTCTCTTTCTCAA